TACAATGTTTCTCTTTTTAAGATAATTGTAAATAATATTATCCCACATGCGAACTTGATAGAACACATCTACATAATTTACTTTAGCATCATATGCCATAGTCAATGCAAGTTCAATCAATTTCATCTTGTCTTCCAAACGGTCAACAAGTTCCACATCAATAATATTATACTCAATAAACTTTTGCCACCCCTTTGTATAAAAGTCTTTAAAGGTGTCAAACTCAGAGTGATCTAACTTCTTCTGGCCTAGTTCTACCTGAGCAATATAATCTAGACGATATGATTCTTGTGCTTTATATGTAAACTTCTTGTACAAATCAAGATAGTCAAGTTGAGTCAGACCACCAACATCAAATGTTATATGCTTTCTACCTTTAACAAAAATCTCTCCTTCAGTTACAAGACCCCAGTTGGAAAAACGCTTCATCAACTTCTCTCCAAGCACCCGATTAAGACGCTTGCAGATATATGGAATATCAAATAATTGAATGTTCCAACCAGTCACCACATCAGGAACGTCCTGCATCCAGTGATTAATAAAGTGACTCAGAAGCTCTTGCTCTGAAGGGCAATGATGATAAGTAACATTCTTCTGATTATTAACAAAAGGTTTTACACCCCAGGTAGTAATTTTCTTAGTGGTGTAATCTTGGATAGTGATTGCAAGAATTTCTTCTGATGCAGATTCTACATCAGGGAATCCCCTCTCAGTAGTGGTCTCAATATCAAGAGTTACCAGTTTGATCTGACTAATGTCAAATTTAATCTCATCTTCAGGATACTTTTCTGAGATATATTGATAGATGTATCGATCATTTCCATAAATCTCAAATCCATCTACATCATCATATGTTTTATAAAACTCACGGCAATCACGGACGCTGCCAGGATTGATAGGTTCTACAGAATTACCACTTAATGTCTTATACTTGGAATCTTTTTTTGATTTTACAAACAGAGTTGGAAAGAATTCATCTCTAAATTCATACCGCCTACCATTATCTACTCCACGAACTAAAACTTGATTTCCAATTAATTGAACATTAGTGTAGAACTTCATTTAATAATGTTTTGATATTTTTCAAGGAGTGTTGGTTTAGGATCAGCAAGAGTAAGCATCTTGTCTGATGACATCATAAAAGTATTTTGACTTGTAATATCGGCAAGCCAAGGAGACAGAGTATCCTTATCACCTAAAATAAATGGTTCTATTAATCTACAGTCTGGTTCACCGATATCGGCACCTACTTCTTCAATTTGCGAGACCAGGATCTGGCGATTTGTCAGAACTATCAATTTGATCGTCTTGTCTTCCATTGTCTAAAATGTCCTCTTTAAACATATCGTGAATTTTATCTACGGGAGTGAAAATTGTCACTACCCAATCTGCCGGAACTGGAACAGATCTCTCTTTTGCTAAAGGAGCCCAAGGATACATTGTAACAGCCAGTTCAGTTTGATTTTCTGGTTGATCCGGATCTAGTTCATCAGCAGTAACTGGACTAGCATTTCTAAGTTTTACCACACATGGTTTGGTTAGGTAGTATCCAATCACCTTATCCGAAGAAACCATTTCTTGAACTTCAGCGATTACATCCTCTCCAGATTTAAGAACTAAAACTTTAATGGTCATGATTTTCTTTTACCTCATGATATTATACCAAGAAAAAAGAGGGGCGTCAACTGGATTTTGCCAGTTGCCCCTCTGCGGCGACGATATTTAACAAGGTAGCCGTCTTTATTTAGAACCAAACTTTTCGTTGATGATGCTCTGGCACAATCCTACCGAGAACAATAGTTAGTAACCCATCCTCAAATTCAACTGATCTAACTTCCGTGTCCTCTGCCAATGTCCAAGTTCTTGTGAATGATCGTTGAGCCATTCCTCTATGGACATAAGTTGTTTCCGATTCTGTATCCTCCCTTTGCCCTTCGACAAAGAGTTTTCCGTCTTGTGTGTAGACATTTACTTCTTTCCTTTTAAATCCTGCAAGCGCAAGTTCTAGTTTCGATTCTACGTTGCTGACCGTTACTAGGTTGAATGGAGGATAATTCTTTGTTGTTTCGTGAAGGGCAAACAACCTATCGAAATATTCGTCCATTCCAATGCTATTCCTATTTATGCGTTCCATCAGTGCAGGTAGATCCGCAGCAGTATACCTTGTGAGGTTACCCATATTAGTAGCTCCTTTAAAAGCGAGTTTGTGTTTTGTGGACCCCGAAGGCATCCATACTTATTTATAACATAGCAATAAAAAAGAGGAACGGTAATAACCGAACCTCTTTATATGGTGTTCCGACTTTCGTAGAGACCGCACGAAAAGAGTCTCAGTCTTATTTATAATACTACGGTTTCCCGAACCTGTCAACCCCTCATTTTGGTTTCTTTGCTGCTGCTCTGACTTTCTTATCAATGTGAGGGTTGCCCGATGGTGGCATTGCCTTGGCACTCTGAGGATCTAGACGATTAAATCTATTTGCAATCTTCTTACCATCAACCAAATCAGGATGGAATCCATTCTTCATCTTAGGTGGTTCTTGCATTGGAAAACCAAGTGGTGCTGGTTTTCCATCATAGTATCCAGGAATTTTTTTTGTAATATCTTTTGGAGACTTGAGTTTCTTTTTCTCTGAAAGAACTTCTCCTTCTGGTTCGTACCCTGCCTTCTGCACAATACTTGGCCAAGTTGCAGGATTATCAAAATCTACAAACTTACCTTTTTTATCTTTATATCCTTTTCTAACATATGGTTTGTCAGCACCAGGAGTTCCATATGGACCTTTTGCACTAGCAATCTGAGTATCACCACTACCAGAAGATGCTTTTTTAAGTAGATCCCCAGGACCTATATTTGGAACATACTCCTGCATATGATCATCCCATGTCATATTTTTATCAGACCTCTCAACACCAGATGGGCGAAGATTTCTCATAGTACCTGAATCGGGTCCTGGTTGTGATTGTGCCTGGTCCCAACTATCTGGCATAGTAGTGTCAGAAGGTCTTGCCTTACTACCAATCATACCAAGATACTTTAACAAATACTCATCACCTGCATCTAACATATCAAGCAATTTCTTCTTTCTATCTTCTGCAGAAAGACCCTGCATTGTAGGATCAGTTCTAATAAAATTAGTTGCCTCTGGACTATCCAGACTAACAAAGACATTCATTGGTTTAACTCTCTTTAACCCAACTCCTGTGATATTAACTGTTCCACTTTGAGCACCACTACCACCTTGGAAAGCAGTAACTTGAATCGCATCAAACTTCACACCTGCCTTTTGGAATCTTGGTGGAATTGAGACTGTATGAGTTCCATTTCCTAGACCATGTTTAAGATAATTTCCAACATAAGTACCACCGACCAATACACCTACACTAATTTTATCATCGATGACATCACCATCAACTGTTTTTGTATTAAAAGATCCAGAAATAGTTACTGTTATCGTATCAGTCTTTGATGAATCGGTCACCTGAAAACTTTGAACTCTAGGAACAAGTCCATTTTCAGTCGGATCTCCAGTATTATCAGCAGAAGTTATAGTTGTGGAGGGTAATGAATCTTGAATGATATCTGGTTCAGCAGGAAGAGTTGTGCTCATCAAAGAAGCGGTGGTCATACTTTCACTAATTTTTTTCCTGTTCCCAAGAAGAACTTTGAGTTTCCTTGCCTTTTCTTTTGTGTTGGTTGCCTTCTTGACGTTTGCATCAATCTCAGGATTTCCTGTAGCAGGCATGAATTCTGCACTATGTGGATCTAACTTATCGTGCTTATATTTCTGACCATATTTTGGATGATATCCATTCACTCTTTCTGGTGGTGGGTTATCAGGATGTATTGGTTTGATGTCTGGGTTATCAAGTGATGCAGTTTTTATAGACTGAATTACTTTATCAACTTTGGTTTCTTTCTTTTGATACTTTTCATAAAGTTTTTCCATCTCTCTATCAAATTCTTGAGCCATTGCCTCATTAACTTTCTCTTGCCTTTCACGATCAGATCTCTCAATCAAAGTTGACCAATGATGTTCAGCAGCACCAACTAACTCAAGAACATGATTCTTTTTATCTTGACTAGAAATTTCATTATATTTTTTATGACCTGCTTTCCATATAGCAGGATCAGGTTTGAAAGCCTTTGGACTTTCAATAGGTTTCATTAATTCAGCACCAACAGATTTGTTTTTTCTGCCAGTTGGTTTTACTTTAAATTTGGTTGGCATCTCCTTAACCTGAACTGGTTTCTTGATCTCACGAAGAATCCTTTTTTGTTTTGGAGTTACTATTTCTGTAACATTTTTTCTTTCTCTGTTCTTTAAGAACTTGGGTTTGTAACTTTCAGTCTTTTGATTTTTTCTATTTGTTCTCCATTTTTTTGTTACTCTTGTCCTGTTGTTGCGTGCTTTTGTATAATTATCATATGCTCTATCAATTCTATCTGAATCTCCACTTGCCTCTGCATCTGTAGCTTCTTGTTCAGCATCTTGTAATTGTTGATCAGCATCTGCTACTTCTTGTTTTTCTGCCTCACTTGTGCCTTTCTCTCTTGCGTCTCCTTTTCTATCAGCCTCTGCTTTTTTTGCTGTCTCTACCGCATCTCTTTCTCTCTTGTAAGGATTGTCATAATCAGCAGAATCGCCAGTGCCAGCCGTACTACCAACATTAATTCCTGCCTGAATCAATAATGTAGTAACCGCAGCAGCACCAGCAGCAAGAGCAACTTGCCCAGCAGGTGTTGCAAGTAATCCAACGGCTACAGGAATGGCAGCAATTTTTGCATACTCAGGTCCCATCTTAGAAAGATATGCTTTCAATCTTTTTTTATCTGCCTCTGACATACTACCATCTTGATTAACATAATCTTTAATGCCAAATGGATCATCATTGATATCCTCACCTTGATTAAATTCATTCCAATCTTTCATTACAGCAACAAAAAAGGGCCTGTAAAGTTCATCAATTTTGTCAGAGTATTCATCATTATATTTGTCACCAGTACCAAGATTATCTAATTTAGATTGTAATTCATCTCTTCTTTTTTTAGCATCTCTCGCGTCTTGTCTGCCTAGTTCTTGACTTCTATCGTCAAAAGCCCATGCTTCTTTTCTTAATTCATCAAACCCTCCAGGTCCTTCCCAGAAATTTATATACTCGGCAAATATTCTACCATATTCTGCTTCTAGAAAGACTGCTTCATCATAGTCTTCTTTAGTATAATAGATATTTTGACCAGGTTGAGGAAAATTCTTATTAGAACGAATCTCCGTTAGTTTATAAGATCTTGAGACTATTTCATAAGCAACTCCAGTAAATTGTTCAGGTTGATGCCCATTATCTTTGGCATCCAAAATTGATAGAGGACCCACCCCAGGGTGGTATCTTCCATACTCATCTGGACCACTATTGTTATTAAAGAATCCAAGTCTTTCTCTTACACTATTATATTCACTAAAAGATTGTCCTGAACTTTTAAAATTTTGTTTAGTAAATTGTGCGCCCCAATTTACGCTACCCGCATAACGAACACCGTTTTCTGTCCAACCTCCACCTCCATATTCATTATAATTTTCATCATGTGCATCTAGTTGACTCTGAATAGTTTCTCTTTCAGTTTCTCTTTCAGTTTCTTTATCCTCGTATTCTTGGTTTAGTTTATCAAGTTCATTTTGTGGAATGAGAGAATCTAATTTATCAAATGTATCATTTAACCAATCAGGATCAACTTCATAAATTAAATCCAAAGCTGATAATAGTTGATCACTATCCATAGACCCTGGATTATCGATATTAAAATTAGTCAATCTTTTTGCTTCTGTTTCAGCATCCTTATCAATTTTTGCTAAATCAGAATCAGATAATCCTTTACCACCTTCCTTGGCAATATTATTTGCATCATTAGATGCTTTTTCTAATTGATCAGGAGATGAAGTTTTAGATACTTTATCAACATATCCATCAGCAGCTTCCATACCACCAGAAAGACTTGGAACTGCTGTTGCTGTTTCCAACAAGTAGTTGTTTATTTGTTCTAGAAGTATCTTATTAGTATCATATTCATAAGAGTTATTAAATTTTCTTGTTCCTCTTCTACTTCCAAATGATGGATTATTTTTAGGGTCATAGTTTCTAGATGAACTCTTATATTTCCCAGACCCAGGTCTTGATTGTGCCTTTACATCACTGTATGGTCCTCTAATATTATCTCCTCTAGTAAAGCTGCTCCCTTTTGATGGAGATGCTGCATTTGCTCTATTAATATCTCTCAAAACCTTATCCATTGGATCTTTTGGTTTAGCACCATCACCATATCTTGCTTTTGTCGGTCTATTTCCATATGTGATTTTGGGTTTTGGAGACCTCTTGAATGGATTAAGTCTACTAAGTGCTCTTCCAAATTTAGCAACATACCTTAATTTAGAACCAAGTATTGCTGCTCCTGCTGCTGAAGATGCTAGTTCTGGGAATAATAATGCTACAACAGCGGCAATATCCAAACCCAACATTGCTGCATTCAAAATAGTCTGCATTAATTTATCATTCTTATCTTGTTCTTCTTCTTTTCTCTTCTCCCAAGGATATCCCTGAGATTCTGCATCACCCATAACATCAGGAGTGCGCTGTGTTTCTTCTCTTTCCGTTGCTTTTGTAGTTCCCGTAATTACAGCCAAATATCTACCAAATCCATCTGCTGTGTTTGAAGGTGGACCAGGATAAAATGCTCTGTAATTTGGAGTATCATTATCAGCACCATTCAGTTTTGGGGTATTTTGAAAGAAAACTGCCTGTTCTAAAGTTAATTGACCATAACTAGTAAAATTTGATGATCCATCCCAACTTCCCAACTGACCAGTAATTCTGGCAAGGTTGACCATTCTTCTATCAGACTGTCTGATGTATCCAATCTGAGTAAAGTTTCCCCAGGCATACCACATGGCTGACATGGGTCCAAGAATATAACTCGTATCTCCGGGTGGTTCTATAGTTAGAATAGTTCCATCACTGAGAAATAAACCCGTTGTATCATTTCCACTATATCCCTCTGACCCATCTCCATCCTGAGTAAAGTCTGCTGTTCTATCAACCTCGCCAGGAACTGTAACCGTGTTTATAATTGCAGGTTCAACAACATAAAGACCAGTAGTATTGTTTGTAGGCAATGCCTCAAGGATCTGAAGTTTCTCATCTACCTGAGAACTCTTCAGTACCTTAAGTGCTCTTGTATACCTATTCTTTGCCATTACTTAGCCTTATATTGGAATATTTATCTGTTGTGTTGCATCTGAGTATTCTACGCATCCCTCAGGCCATCCAACAATAGTTATTCTATTATGAGTTGCACTAGTATTTACTACCCCAATACCATGAGGAACTTTTGGATTGATCCAAACAAACCGATTTGGTGCTGGTTCAATTTTGTCAACATCACAATTTTCAAACTTAAGATTACCTCCCCAAGAAGAATCCCATGTTGGATGAACATAATATACAAATCCACCAAAGTCAATATGGTATCCTGTTCCTGAAGATTCTCTGTCAACATTGGGTGGTAATGTATTTATGAAAGACCAACCATCTATTGTACTATTCCAATGCTCTTGAAATAAATCAAGTTCAAAAAGTTTTTCTTTTATCCAACCAATAGTAGTCTTATATGGTTCATGAATATTTTCAACAAACTCATCAGTATTCATATAATCACTCAAATTACTCTGAATCCAATTCCACTTATCCTCTGATAAGAAGTCATCTATAATAATTGCTGCTGTTCTTGTTGACATTAAAAAAGGAGGCAACTAACCTCCTTTTATTTATTGTTCTACAACAACTTTCTTTTTACCAATATTATATTTCTGTTCAAGAATCCATTCGCCTTTGTCTTTATATGACAACACCTTGATTTGATTTAATGGTGCAATATCAAGACTATCATCTTCTTTGGTGATAGATATCAGTCCCCAATCAGAAAGCAATCTAGCAATACGATTGCGTCTTTGCACATCATTAATAGTAAGGTTAGCATGTTTACCGTCTAAGGCAAACAGTTCCTTAAAGTGAACGATATAATAACGACCCTGCTTATGAAGAATGTGGCAGGATTGGTATAGTTTCTTTTCTTTCCGAGAAGCAACACCAATTCGTGTCAGAGTCTCACGTACCTTCAGAAAATCATCAGGTTCATTGAGAACTACCTCAAGCATTTTTTCTTGTGACCAGTCAAAAGTGGGTTCCACAGTGGTAGTCATTTCATTCCTCCAACATCAAGTCGTTGTTTAATAAAGTTAATCTGTTCATTTGTCAGAATTTTCAGAGCTTGAGATGCCTTCTCGTTACTATAACCATAGTATTGTTTGACACATTCTAAATCCTGGACTTTATCCTTTCGGATCCAAGGAGAGAATCTCTTCTTTTTCCTCAAAGTATTTAGATAAAAAGAATATTGCATATCTTTACTAAGAAAGTTATACTTATTCATTTCATTTGCATACATCACACAATCCAAGTGCCCCGATAAGCAGCGATTTATAATGTATGGAGGATAAGAACTGATGTGTTCTGACAGATCTTCCTTATTAAAATTAATTGAGTTGAGCCAGTATTTAAGTTCCATTATCTAATAATTTGAATGTCATCATCTTCTGTCCAGAGTTCCACCTTGGTTCTGAATCTACCTTCTGTTTTTAGTTTTTCATATCTTTTACCTGATTTCTTCTTCCACCAAG